CCTTCCATATTCCGGAGAGCATGATGACCGGCAATATCACAAACATGGCCGACATCATCGGATCTTTCCTCACGTTTGGTGCGGATCCGTATGCTGACATGATCACAGAGGCGCTGAACAAGGAAGCAGGCCCGGAGAATTACCTGGCCGGCAACTATTACCAGGTGGACACCAGCAGGATCATGCACAGGGATGCATTTGATGTGGCTGCTGATGTCTCCAATCTCATTTCATCGGGTGTCAAGTGCATTGATGAAGTCAGGGAAATGTTAGGTGATGCACCACTGAACACTGACTGGTCCAAAAAGCACTTTATCACTAAAAACTTTGAGGAGATCGAAAGATTCCTTACATCAACTGAGAAAGGAGGTGAATGACGGTGAGAAAGCAGAAATTCTATCAGATCACAACGGAAGGACGGACCGCTGACATCAACATTTATGGTGACATCAGCAGCACAGCCGAGATCATGAATAAATGGTTTGATGCAGAGCTGGAAGTATCTGCCAGGGGGATTGTACAGGAGATCAATGGCCTGGATGTGGATACCATTAATGTGTACATCAATTCCTACGGTGGAGAAGTGGCAGAAGCGCTGGCTATCTATTCGGCACTTAAACGTCATTCGGCATCTGTGCACACGTTCTGTGATGGTTTTGCCTGCAGTGCAGCCACCATCATCTTCTGTGCAGGTGATGTCCGGACGATGGGATCCATTGCTTTGCTGATGATCCACAACTGTATGAGCTACCTTGGATACGCAAACTCTGAGGAGATGCGGAAGGCAGCGGAAGATAATGACAAGATCAATCAGTCCAGCATTGAGGCCTACAAGAAGGTCTCCAATCTGTCTGAGGACAGGATCCGGGAGCTGATGAGTGCTCAGACATGGATGACTGCTCAGGAGTGCCTTGACTATGGTTTTGCTACAGAAATTGCAGACCAGGAAGAGGACGCTGCAGCAGCCAAGCAGTCTGCCTTTGGGCTGATCCGTGACGCTGTGCTGAGTACACAAGCCCAGCCTGTTGTGGATCTGCATGTAGATCTTGGTGAGCTGATGACCGGCCTCAATGAGGTTAGGCAGAGCTTGGCAGAGCTTGGCACAAAGTTTGACGCCATGCAGAAGGCAGAAGAAGATCCGGATGAAGACCCGGATGAAAAGGATCCTGATGATGATCCTGATGAAGATCCGGAAGAGGATCCGGACGATGATGAAGAACCTGAAAACAAAGCAAAAGAATTCTTCAAAAAACTTTTTTCTTAACAAGAGGAGGAAAAGCAAATGCTTAGAAAGAACAGCATGATGACTATTGCTTCCGCTGCACTGCAGGAGGCATTCAATTCCAAAGACGCTACACCTGAGACCATCCAGGCTGCATTTGAGCAGTTTGGTCAGGCAATCGCAGCCACTGTACAGGCTGACTATGAATCCGCAAACGGTGACAGAAACATCCTTGCACAGCGTGGTTTCCGTCAGCTGACAGCTGAAGAGACCAAGTACTATCAGGCAATCATCGATGCCGGCAAGAGCAACACACCTAAGCAGACCTATGATGGTCTCCTGAGCGACAAGGTGATGCCCATCACTGTCATTGAGGATGTTTACAAAGATCTTACTGAAGAGCATCCGCTGCTTGCAAAGATCAATTTCCAGTCTGTCCAGTATCTGACCAGATGGATCCTCAATGATCATTCCGCACAGACTGCAGCATGGGGTCCTGTAAACAGCCAGATCACTCAGCAGATCGTATCCGCATTCCGCACTGTTGAGATCACACAGTGCAAGCTCTCTGCTTATGCAGTCATTGAGAAGGATATGCTGGATCTTGGTCCTGCATTCCTGGACAACTACATCCGCACATTCCTGAAGGAAGCTCTGGCAGTGGCACTGGAAGAGGCTATTGTTACCGGCAACGGTCTCAACATGCCTATCGGCCTTGACCGTGACATCCATCAGGGTGTCTCCGTCAGCTCTTCCACTGGCTATCCTCAGAAGACTGCAGTGGCTATCACATCCTTCATGCCTAAGGAGTACGGTGAGATTCTGGCTGATCTGTGTGAGACTGAGGTCTATTACACTGCTGATGCAACCGGCAATATCACAGCAGCTTCTACTGCCGCCAACTCTGATGGGTCTGCAAAGAGCGGATACACCAAGCATGGCGGCCACATGAGAGCCTTTGATGAAGTTACTCTGATCTGCAATCAGAAGGATTATCTGTCCAAGATCATGCCTGCTACCACAGTCCTGAATGCTGCAGGATCCTTCACCAACAACATCTTCCCTTTCCCTACAGATGTGATCAGATCCAACAGAGTCCCGGCCGGCAAGGCAATCCTCTGCCTGCCTAATGAGTATTTCATGGGTGTAGGTACATCCAAGGATGGCACTCTTGAATTCTCTGATGATTACAGGTTCCTGGAAGATCAGAGAGTCTTCAAGATCAAGATGCATGGATACGGCAAAGCGTGGGATGACACAGCGGCTATTCTGCTTGACATCTCCAACCTGGCTGAGGCTTATGTCTACATCAAGGCAGCGGATGTCAATGTGGATGTAGATCTTGGCGAGTAATGAAAGGAGCTGACCATGGGATATGATGCCACAGAACTGCTTTACCTGGTGAAGGAGCACTTGCACATCACATGGTCTGATGATGAGACTGACAACAAGCTGATCAACAAGATGGCCAGCGCTGAGCTGGCCATCAATTATCTGCTTGGTGCAAAGTGTGACATCAAGACACCCGGACCAATCCAGCAGCTGTATCTGAATTACATGACATACTCCTGGAATGAGTGCCTGAATGAGTTTGAGGAAGCCTACAGGGCTGAGATCTTACGCTGGCGGCATTACCATGAAGTTAAAGGAGAAAAATATGATCCGGAGGAATTTACATCCGAGATTTTCAGTCTTTAACCAGGGGATCCTGTATATAGCAGAGATCAGCACACAGGATACAGACTTTGGTGCTCCTACCAATGCCACCAAGGTCTCTGACCTGGAGACACTGGTAAAGCTGGAATATGAGGAAATGTCCAAGAGGGAGCGCGATGTCAGCTTTGCTGAGGCCAGTGATCACACACTGGATCTGAAGGTAAAGACACGGTATCACGCTGCCGCAAAAGCTCACAGACAGGTCCTGATCAACAATAAACTGTATGACATCTTCCAGGTAGACGGCAGCTCCGTCACCGGGGAGATGTATTTATATTTGGAGGAAGTGAGGGAACTGGCAGATGGCTAATGCAATCAACAGGATCCGAGAGACACTACAAGGCCTCTGTGCTGACAGTGAGATCCCTATGGAAGGTGTATGGTACGGTGCCTGCAGGGCCAGCAAGCTGAACGCATGGAACTATTTTGTGTTCAACAGGAAGAAGACCACCAAGGGTGGCAGTACCAACAGAGTAGATCTGCAGACCTTCTATGAGGTCCACATCATCCATGAGGACGCTATCCCGGAAGGATACCTGCAGACGGTCATTGATGCGCTTCAGGCACAGGCTGATCCTGGCACCAAACTGAAGCTGACATCTGATGACATTGATTATGATTATACCTTCAAAGGATCCACCAACATGGTGGTGGAGATCGCAACACTTACCTTCCTGCATCCTGAAAAGAGGTGCTGATCATGGGTCATATTGATAATCTGATACCTTACTGGGGTAGCTGGGATATCTTCGATGCCGGTGATATGGATGAATTCACAGACATGCTGAGTCAGTATGGTGATGCAGCCAAGAAGGTGATCAATGATACTCTGCACCGGGAAGGTGCCAAGGAGATCAAGAAGGAGATCACAAGACTGCTGCCGGCATCCGGAAGGAACTGGAAAGGTAAAGGTGCTCCGGCAAGATCTGCGATGCCTGCTAAATTTTCACAGGACGATGATCTGCTTGCAGTCACCATTGCAGCCAGGGGAAAGTACCATTACCTGTACTTCCCGGATGACGGATCCAACACCAAGAGGCATGTGGGAAACAAGCAGTTTATGCACAAGGGTGCTGAAAAGGCTGCACCAAAGATCATTGACCTGTGCCTTGGTAAATTGATCACATAAAAGAGAGGAGAGAACAATGGCAATTACATCCGCTGATGTTTACAGCTATTTTGAAGCTGATCAGCTGGCCATCAAAGTGGCTGGCGATAATGCTTACACAAGGGATGACTGCATTGGATCCATTGAGGTGGAGAGAGAAACCAAGACAGTCACCAAGTCCTGCCGTGGGGTGGTTAAGAAGAGAAAGACCAAACCCACTGGAAACGGCACTATCACACTGAAGATGCACATTAAGCTGGGCCTGTACCGCAAGCTCAACGCTATGACCAATGAAGGCCTGCAGCCTGGTGTCTATGCGTTTGACAATACCGTATCCATGCCGGAGGCATCCCTTACGGCAAGAGTCAAGGATGAGGATGACAACATCATGTTCCTTGGCTATCCCAGATGCAAGGTGGAGGAGATCGGCCATCTCAGCATTGAGAATGGTGCTGAGGAAGTT